TTTTGCGAGCCATCGGCATCGACTTCGGTGTTCGCGTTTATGAATTCGCGTTCGGCTTTCGGGTCGTGTTGAAAAGCGATCGATACGCCGAAAGCGTCGGGGTCGTCGTCGGCCAGTTCGAGAACGTAGTCGCCGAGCTTCCCGTCGGGCGATTTGTTCGCGGCTGGCGAAATGTGGAAGTCGGAGAACAATTGACCGTCACCGAGATCGGCACCCTTGAAACGGCCGAGAAACTTCCCGGTCCCGTCGCCCGAAAGGCCGGGGTGCGTAAACCTCGATTTAACGCCCATGTTCGACGCCTGAATCGCTTCGCCGACTTGTTCGACAAACGTGTCGTCGATCCATAGGTCGTGCCCCAGGGCTTCGCCTCGGGTGATTACCGACACGCCAGAGATCAGGCCGGCTTTTTTCTTGCCACCTTGGAAATCGACGCGAGTATCTTCAACGACGCCGCCGCCGGTGTTCGCTCGAAAAGTCGTCACGGGTTTCTTTAGGTCGATCATTTTCGCCCCTTGTCGTTGGTTTCGTCTGATTCGTCGTCGGTCGGTTCGGAGTCTTCGACAAGCGAAGCGATTCCGGTGATCCCTAGATCGCGAATTAAGTTTTCCTCGGCCGCCAGTCGGTGAGCGACATCCCGCCAGTCGTCGCCGAATTTTTCTTTCCGCACTTCCGACCGTGTTTTCAGCCCGGCATTGATCGCGTCAACGTCGGCCTTGATGTCACGCGGATCGAACCACGGAACGCCGGCGGGCACCCATTCAAAATTGAGATCGTTGACCGTCATCCCCGAGGGCAAAACGAGATCGCCATTGATAATAAAATGTTGAAAACGCCACACGGTTAATTGCCGTAACGCTTCTTGCAGAACCGAACGTTTGTGCCGCACCGATTGCATGTAAAGGATCAGGGCCGCTTTCGATCCGAAGAAATTCGTGTGAGCTTCGTCGAAAAACGAATACGGAATGTCGAGAGATTTCAACGCCATCGATATCGACACGAACATGAATTCGCGGAATTCGGTCGAGGGCGTTTTATTTTCTAAGAATTCAGCTTTGTCGCCGGCTTCCAGGTCGAGGATTTGCGGGCCGGTTCCGAAGTTCACGTCGTATTGTGGTTCGTCGTTGGTCGTCGTGTCACCGTCCGAGCTATCGGTTACGATGCCGGCCGAGTCGGCCGCGTCGCGATAGAACACCAGCCCGAACAATTGGGCGACCTTCGATTTCGCGAGAGCATAGTCAAGGTTTTCGTAGACATCGCGGAAACGGTTATAGGATGCCGCCAGTGGCGAAATGCCTCGGGTCTGTGAGATTCGGTCGAAGTTCGCGACGTGGATCATTTGCACGGCCGGCACGGCCTTTTGAAACTTCATGCCGTTGTCGGTTCGCTGGTGAACCGCGTAACGTAACGCCCGGCCGGCGGCGTTGGTTCGCACGCCGTGCGGGAATTCCGACGCATCGACGGCACCTTGATCAAATCCCATCGGCCGGCGAACGAGATCGCTTTCGATCCCTTGCACGCGGCCGTTTCGTAATTTGTGAATGAAAAAATCACCGTCAACGACGTTGCACGCCTCGGCGATGCGAGTGAATCGACCCATCGAGTGCCGTCCGGCTTCGTCGAAATTCAACGGCCGTTGCCACCACTTGACCAGGCTTTCAATTTCCTTGTCGAGTTCTTCGTCGCCCGATCGACATTGAAAAGTGAACGTCGAAACGAAATCGAGGTGTTTTCGGATTGCCCACGCGGCGATTTCAAAGTTTCGGCGTAGGTCACGATGCGAAGCGACTAAAACCTTTCGCTTGGCTTCGGTCAGTTCTTTATCTTCCGATTGCATCGGGCCGGATTTGACTTTGCGTTTTTTGTCGTCGGTCGCGGCGTCGTATCCGAAGTTCCGCGTAAGAAGATTCAAACCGGGGATCGTAAGGTTAAACAATTAAAACCCCCCTAGTCGAACAGTCGTGGAAGTCGGGCGACGTGATTTTTCAACGTCGTCGGCCTGTCGCAGTTTTCTTAGTTCGCTCCGTAGGGTGTCGAAATCGTAAGTCACCGACACGCCGTCGATCGTCACGCTGACGGCTCCCGCCTGTAGGATTGCTTCGATCTCGGCAATGCGTGCGGAATTGTCAGCCATCGTCACCCCGAAGAAAAGTAGCGGCCGGCGGCGAAAGACAAACCGCCGGCCGCACGTCGAAAAGAGATTGAACTTGCGACAGTACGCAAGCAATCTTCGGGGAGGGTTTCAAAATCAAATAGTGCGTTTGCCCGCATCACGGGATCGAGATTAAGAAACCCGAGTGTTTTCCCGCGTCACGGGATTACGCCATTTCTTGCGTGCGATCGCACCGCCTTTGACCGCATTCCTTGCACTTCGTGTAACGAAACGCCACGCGGTTATATTCGACGCCATTCTCGATTCCGCCGTGGTTGACGTACCGCGTTGAATTGTACGGATCGCGTTCCGTGCTTCCGCATTTCATACAACGCGACGCCGGCACGTTTTGAGATTGCACCCGTTCGCGTTCGTTTGGTTTCGTTTTTGTTTTTGGTTTAGCCGCTTTCTTCGCCATCAGATTACCCCATTGCATAAACTCGTTTTCGTTTCAGCTTTTTAACTGGCTTCGGTGCCAGGCGTTTGCCGCCCAGCGAAAGCCCCAACATTGACGCACACGCCGCCGCACCGACGAAACAATCAAGGAAGTGATTGTCCGGTCGGCCCGGTAATGTTTTCCATTCGTAGACGATCTGCCCTTGTCCCTCGGTCTTGACCGGGTGTTCGGCGGTCACTTGCTCGGCAACCATTCGATGCCGCGACGGCTTCGCCTCGAAAAGTGACAACGCCCCCGCGTCGCCAATCGGAACGGCCAGGCGTCGAAAGATAAATGTCTTCCAATGAAAGACATCGACCAGAACACGCCGGCCGGTTTTCGATCGATATTGTGTGAGATGATCGCCGCGACCTTCGCCCGGCTTCGCCTTCGAGAGCGTCGGCCCGTACCATCGCGACGACGCCTTCCACGCGACGCCCTTCGATGTCGAGAGGATCGCCGAGAACTTCGACCGCTTGCAGAAGTCGCGAACCTGGTCGGTCGCGTAACCCTCATCGATCAGACAATGGTCAATCCGAGCCACGTCGCCCGATTCGGTTTTCCATTCCCTTCCGAGAGTATGGTCGGCCAGTGAACCCAGCCCGGCGATCAATGCCGCCTCGAAACCCGCACCCCGCTTTTTCATCATCAACGTTTTTTTGATCGAGGCCAACGTCGAGTAGTTCGTCGGCTGTTCCGGCCAGATTCCGTAGTCGACGACGTGCCCGGTGAAAGCATTATCCCACGCGACCACGGACCACCATAAAACTTTTTTCGAGACATCGACGAACATCGTCAACTTGGTCGATGCGTCGGGCACGACGCCGCGTTTGATGCCGTTGGTTTTCGCGGCCAGGTCGTCGGCCGTGATTAGATCGAGGTCGCTTTCGTTTTCGACGATCGGATCGTTTTGGTACTCGGCGAAAAACGCCGCTTCGTCATACATCCGTAAGTTCATTGCGTTTTGTATCGCCGACAATTCGTCGGGGTTGTATCGCTCGGGCCAACCGACGACCGACCCCTTATCCATTTTCTTCCGATGTTTTTTATAGAACGCGGTCCCGGCTTTTCCTCGATCGCCGGCCCGCATTCCGTCGGCCCGCACTTCGGAGTATTCCGCCCAAAGTTTTTCGTTTGTCGGGAATTGATAAATCATTTTCGTCCGTTCAGAATCCCATTCGGGAAACCGATTTCGGTCGAGTATTTGGTCAACCATGTCGCCGGGATGGATCACCGTGCAAGGCATTAGACCCGAGATTTTTTTTCCCGGCCCCGCCAGCCCGAGGACGGCCCCCGCGAGAATGCCGAGCCGATAATTGTTCTGCCCCGGTGATCGTGCCGATTCGTCGGTCTGCGGGTCGTCGGGAATAACCAGCGTCGGCCGCACGACACGGCCGTCGGCCCGCTTGTGTTTCATCCCGCGAATGCCGCCAGTGATGCCGCGTACCTTGATGATCGCACCCGAGGCTTGCGACCCGGCGATCGTCGGTAGTACCAAAACCTTTTGCGTCCACTCGATTCGAGTTCGTTCGCCGTCGCTTAGTTGCCCCGACGCCCGGTTCGCGATTCCTTCGAGCCGGCCTATCGGGTAACAAACCTCGGGGAAGTCGTCGGACAGGGCTTCGTTGACTTCCATTTCAAGTTTTATCGACGCGAGCATGTCGGCCGCGTGCCCTTCGTCCGAGCCGATCAAAACGGCCATCGGGTGTCGGCCAGTGATAACAGCCCAGATCGCCGAGCATTCCGCGATCGTTGTTTTCCCCGACCCCCGAGGCATCGCGACCGCGAACAACCCGCCGTGAACGATCGCCTGTTCCATCTTGGCGATCACGCGGAGATGATCGTCGGACCAATCGAGCGTGAACAGTTCGGGAAAATATGTATCGAGAAAAAACAATAAGCCGGCGACGGCTTTCTTTCGGCGTTTCGGATCGAGGGGTTTCGGGGGCGTGCCGATGTCGCGACCGGAATGCGACACGGCGGCATTGCGTGCCCGTTCGCGTTCCTTGCGTGCTTCATATTTGTTGTCGGGATTTTCCGCGATCAATCAACCACCTATCGTGCAACCAACTCTGTCATGTTTTATAGCTTCTTCCCGTGAGCAGAGGAAACAAAAAAGGCCAAAAAGTACCTACGCATCCAAACGCACGCACCTTTTTTATTTTCCTTCGCCGCCACGCATTACAACGTTCACTGGCTTCCCGCATTCCCAACACCGCGTCGCGTTGCCGTCGTGTTCACATTCATGTTGTAACCCAATCAACTCGGCTTCAATTACTATTCGCTGTGAGTGATTTTCCCGAAGACGCTTTTCAATCTCCGTGCGGCGTTCACATATCGATTCAGGAGCCATCACAAAATCTTCCATCTATTTCGCCTCCATCGTTTCCAACCGAATGCCAACCCGCGAACAAACCGCCAGGCACCGCAGGTAATACCGCTGGTCGCTATCACGACCACGCATCAATAAAACAACGCCCGGCTTTCGATTAGTCGCCAACCCATAGAACAACGCCTGCCCGATCGCCTCGGGCCACTTCTCGCACCAATCGACTTCGATCGCGTAATCATCGACAAGCACATCGACCCGCGACCCGTCGGGCGTGCGATACTCGGCGACGCCCGATCGTTGTTCGGCGATCAGTGCCGACCATTGCGTTTCCCGCCAGGTCGTGCGGTCCTCGGGTTTCGTCGCATCATCACCGACAGCCAACGCCGCAACCAACAGGACATAAGAAAAAGCGTTCCGCATAATAAAAACCCCTTACAAAAAACCACCCGAGGGGACGGTGAAAGTCGCCCCCTCGGGTGTCAAATCGGCGAAGAAAAGGAACAAAACTCCGCCGGGTTGGTTTACGGTTTAGTTGGTTCTGTGACCGTTGACGGCAACACGTCGGCGGCGGCATCTTGCACCGCGTTCGTTCCGTCGGCAATATCGCGTCGGTGTGACGTGCCGCCCTTGATTTCGCAGATCGTGTAAATTGAATCGAGCTTCGACACAATCATTGACGATTGATGCGGCGGGATTGTATATCCGCTTCCTTGACAATCCAATTTCGAGATTAACACGCAAGCGTAATCGAGTTCGTTCACGACAGAGACGAGGGCATAATTTTTCTTGCCGTGCATTTGCGGAATCTTCGGATCGGCCCCGCTAAAATCATAGGGCAACGGTCGCATTGGTGCCGACGGCATCATTTGATCGTCGGCCGTGATCGGGTCGCCCGCGATGTAGCGATCCTTTAGCGTTTGCGTTTCGTCGGCCGCGTCTGTTTTCCGTTGTGCGTTGCGGGCCGCTTGATCAACCGCCCCCATCGGTGACGTAGCCGTGACGGCCGCCGTTTCGCGAATGCGGCCGAGTTCTTCGACCATCCATTGATTAAGCGGGTCGTCCCATCCCGACGCCTGATCAAATTCGCCCTTCAAAATGAGTTGTGCCCGAAACGCCTGTATCTCGGCGATCAAAGCCCGACACGAATAATTGCCAACGTTTTGACGTAGGCCGGTGAAACTGTTGTGGTTCATTCTTTCGATTCCTTATAAAACGTTTTTGAGTGCCGCGAATCGCGTCGCGACGTAATTTTTGATAGCCAGGCCGACGGCCCGGTTTCCAACTTTCCCGATTCTGTTATCACCGGCCGCCGCCAGTTCGACTCCCTCGCGAAACAAACGCGAAACGATTTCGGCGTCGGTTTCCTCGGGTGCCGTTTTTGTTGTCCCATCCGGCTGAACAACCGGCCCGATCGACTGTTCGATTTTCCCGGCGGCCGCGTTCAGTCGATCGATAATTTTCTCGGTTTCCGGTTCAATCCCACTCGGAACGTAAACCATTTCCTTTTTCCGATTACGCCGCCGCCTGATCAACGCCAATGCCACCGGCAAGCCCCGCGACAACCAGATCGACCCGCCACCGGTTGCGGCCGCGAGACCAGCCCCGGCGGCCGTTGCGATAATCGGCGAGTCGATCGCCCATCGTGCAGCACGGACCAAAAACGGCGATCCTGATTCGCCATTGACGGCCTCGGGTTTTTCCGCGACCGGTTCGTCGGGTTTGACGACTGGCGTCGATTTGGGGTCATCCTCGGGGGCTGGTTTTGGAGTTTCGACCACCGTCACGGGTCGATTCGCCTTAACGGCCGCACCGGGCACCGCCCCGAGCGTGTCAACGACGAAAGATCGGATCACCGACCAGTCAACCGCGAGAGACATCCCCGGCGATGCGTCCGAATATCCATAAATCAAACCGACAAGATCGCCACCGCGTGCCCACAATGCCCCGCCCGAATGCCCTCGCTTTACTCGACCCGTGAAAAAATACGAATTGTAAAACATCCCGCCGCGTCGGTTTCGATACGTCAACCGCGACCGCTTTTCATATCCAATCGATTCGGCGATAATATCGGCCCCATCGACCGGCATTTCGTCTGATATTTTCAGATAATAGAACCCGGTCGAGCCGGGAAACTTCACCGACAACAACGCCAGGTCGGCCGAGTCGTGAACCGCGACGACTTCGACCGAATAACGTTTTCCGGCGAACGTGACGACCGGCGGTTTCGTCGCCCCATCGACAACGTGCCGGTTCGTCAGAAAATAGGTTTTTCCGCCGAGCGTTCCGATAGTTGTCGCGGCCGCGTGCCCGGTCAGGATTTGGCAAAACCCGTTCGCACAATTCGATTTCGTCACAACCTCGATCGGAACGACCGCAGATTGCCCGAATGCCGCGTGCCCGAATAACGACGCCCACAACGCACCGATGAACGCAAAAAATATAACTCGATTTTTCATCGCTTCACCCCAACAAACAACCAACCGCCACGATCGCCAGAATCGCCCAGCACGCGACGATCACAGCCGCCCACGTGATTTGCTCCGCGTTTTCTTCGTCGCGTCTCATAGGCTTACCATTGTCAAATCAAGAATAAGATTTTTCAAAACGATATGTGCCTTGGCGAACCAACTCCCGCATTAACGTGCCCGGCGAAAACTTCGTCGGATTTCTATGATTGATTCGGCCGATACGTTGCAGCACGGCCGCGATTAACTCCGAACAAAAAACACGATCGAGATCGGCACCGGGAAACAGCCGCGACGCCTTAAAAAGCCGAGTGCCGGCAAGCAGCACGTGCCCCATGTCGTATCCAGTCGATTTCAAAACGAAATGTCTGATCAAAACGTGCGACATCAACTCGGATTCGTCGCCCGATAACTCGAAAATCTTCGTCAGTCGATAATGATCGACGTGCCCGCCTTCGCTTGTATATTCCGCGATCCGTTGGCCGGGGTAATGTGCTTGGCAACCCCTCACACGTTCGCCACCGATCGCACACGGCGTTGCCGACATCGTTGTCGATTCGACCCAATACATTGAACCCATCCACTGGCACGCGATCGCGACGTGCGACGGGCCGAGCTTCAATCGCTTCGGGGCGAAAATCGAGCCGGTGCCGATGCTGATCGTTTTTGATACGCGATCAGAACCGTAGCACGCGAATATGTCGCCTGATTCAATTTGTAATTCGTTCATTTTCCGCCACTGAACAACCAAGTGATCGACGCCCCAGCAACACCGCTAACGACCGCGATCGCACCGGACCACCAAGCCAATTTCTTTTCAATCGAGAAAAATCGTTCGTCATCTGAATCGGAATGTTCATTAAATTTGCTGAACAACGTGCCGACGGTTTGATTTGTTGATGTCGTTTTTTCGTCGATCGATTTTAGGGTCGCCGATACTTCCCCACGCCATTGATGCCATTCTTTAGGAGGATCAGAATCAGCCATGCTTTGCGATCTAAATAAAAAAACCCGCGAAGCGTGAAAGAACCTTTTCAGGTCTCACACTTCGCGGGCTGGTTACCGTAGGAAGGTTGAATCAATTGTCAGAATCACCCCGTGGGCTGGTTACCATAGGGGGCGACTGTTCAAGATCATTGCAGCTTTTTTCCGCGTCGTCAATACTGACCGGCAATTCGATGACCAGTTCGAGACGGCCGTCGCCGATATACGAAACGCCGATCAGCTTAGAACCGGGCGGCCATTTCGACGTTCTGATCTTCGTTTTCAAGTCGATCCCTTTTCGTCTTGTTCGATAAATGGTTCGCCGCTTTGTGGGTCTATTCCGCTAATACAGCCACTTAACCATTGGGCACCCCAAGTGGCACTATTGACCATTTCCTCTAATTCGGGGCACCTATCCAGTAAATCAAGAGTTTTCGGCACATCCCTAGCCTTAGAGTATTTTGCAAGTTCATCCAGCACGTTTTCAAATAGAATCCCATCATGCCAGGGAGACACGTCACCGGACCACATCACCCGTTTTTCATTTACGCCCACCGCTTTATACCCTTTGATTTTTGCCAGAATTTCAAAGGATTGAATCAGCCAATTAAACAAATCCTGATCGCCTTTCGGGTCAGCGTTTAATTTTTGAGAAAGACTTGTCGCCAAACCGGAGACAAACCCGTCGGGCGTTGTCGCATCGGTTCGCACCGCCGTTTCTCCGTTATGTAGAAACAGATGGACGACGCCTTCATCCATCACCGGCCTTGTAGATTTTCCCATTTCTAAACATCCTTAAAAGATTGCGATATTGATTCAATTCCCGTTTTTCTGGTTCGCCATTTCAAGCCATAGAGCCGGCCGTCGGACGAAACCAGCCCCGTCAAACCGCACGGCCAACCGGCCAAGAGATCGAGCGAGAGCGATCTCATCGGCCCGGCATTCTTTCGACGAAACGATCGCCCCGCCGTGTTTCGCGAGATCGCCGGCCAGTTGTTCGAGGGTGACCAGGCTCATGGGCGAACCCCTTCGCTTAGTGCCAATTGGCGGCCGTTTGTGCGTGCGGCCGCGTTTATTTTTTGAACCTCGGCTTCGAGTTGACGCACACGGCGAACCAGCACGATTCGACCGTCTTCCAGGTCGTCAATCAAGCCCCTCAACTCCGCCAGGTCGATGCTACCCACCTTGCCCGGCGATTTGTCGATCAGCCCAGCCTTTTCCATAACCGACTTAACCGAGCAAATCGCAACGGGTGTCCCGACGACCTCGGCGAGCAACCGCGACGCATCGGTCGGTTTATTAACCAACGGCCGGAACGTGCCGAGATTATCCCTCACGTGATCGAGGCAATCGGCGAATTGTTCGTGCGACAGTCGTTTTTGTTTTTCTTCACTCATCGTTTACAGTTCCTTTTTTCAAAACTCTGATCAGCCGCCGCCCGCTACATTGCGACGCGGCGAAACTCAATTGTCGTGTGTGGTTGTTCGTCGCCGCTGGCGTACCACTTCGACACGGCGGCCCGATAGATTTGCCCGTCGTCGCCCCACGCCAGGCCGTTCAGGGCGTCGAGAACGCCTTTCGTTAGGTTGTCGATGTCCGGCCGCTTCGGGTGTAATACCCGAGGCATCGGTTTCGTTTTCCATCTCATCGACTTCGGTCGCGGAAGAACGAAAACGATCTCGATCTCGATCGGCCCCTCGATCGGCGGCCCGGTGTACGCCTTGGCGAACGCGAGTTGAACGGCCGCCTTGAACACGTGGATCGGGTGCGATTTCTTCGCCCCGTACATTCGGGCACGGCCGTTGACCGCCGTCGCCCTTGCCCGTGGTTGCGGCACCGGGGCGGCCGGCACGGTGAATTCGATCATTCGCTTTCCCCTTCGATCATCGATCGCAACGCGGCGATCTGGTTATCCTTCGAGACAGCCGGCACCGCCTCGGGCACCGGTTCGCGTTCGACCGGTAACGGCCGCCCGATGTTTTCCGCGATCCGCTTCGTTTCGGCCGACGGGGCCGGTAACGCTTTCACGACCGGGGCTTCGATCCGTAGCATCGGCGGGTGATCAGGTAGCCCGCACGCGATCCGCTTCGGTTCGACATCGACGCGGCCCGTCGCCGACCCGATGCCCGTCAACGGGGCCGACATCTCGGCCGTGACGACGCCGACATCGATAACCGCTTGATATTCGATCAGAAAATCCTTTTTGACCCATTT